CTCAGCAGGCCGTAATTCTCGGCCGCCGCTACCTGCGCTGCGTACTCGCGCATCTGGTCTGCCGTGTACTCATAGATCGTGGGCGCCGCGTAATCTGGCCTTGGTAGCTTTACGGTTTCAGTTTTCATGCTTTTCTCAGTGGACACGGATCATCTGGCGGGTTGCCCTTGCACGACAGGCCAAGAGGCATCAGTGCGGAGCAGCGCGGGCAGCGGACGTGCGTACTTTCGGCCGGAATCTGTACACGTTCCGGGGACGTGGTTACTTTTTCGGGGATTGTGTGCATGTCTGCGTCAAATTGTGCGGCCCGCGTAATGACTTCTTGCGCGCCGTTCTCCCAAATTATCAGCGCATCGTCCTCATGCTGCCGGGACACTTGCACCCAAAATGCAGCGGCCACCGCCTCCCCGCTGCCGGCGGGCGCGGCGTCCCGGTGCTTGATTTCCTGCTCAAGGTCATGCACTTGGTCTATCAGTTCCGCTATCGGATTGTGATAGACGCGGAACGCCTCACGAACCGCGGCCAGCGCGGCTTCGGCACGGCTGCAGTAGCCGTATCCCTTGCCTTGCGAGTATTCCGCTTCCCAGCCCCACCCGGGGCGCTCGCCTTTGGGGCTGTGAACAGTCAGGAACTTCGCGGCTGCTCCAAGTTTCAGGCCGAACGGGAACAGGTGTTCCCTGCTGCGGAAGTCGTCCGCGACCGGCTCATCCACTCCTCCGCCCCCGGCGGTCTTGCCCACGCCCTTCAACACGTCAATCCAGGCATTCAGCGTCCGCCGCGTCATGAATTCGCGAGGCCTCACGTGCATATCGTCGTTGACCTCTTCCCCGTCGCGTCGGTGGCATTCCTCGTTCCACTTTAAGTCAGCCTGCAGAGTCGCGATGATGGTTTGCAGTGCGGAGTCCTCGACGGGCTCGGGCTGCGCGTCCGGAAATAACTCACGTTCGACCGCGCTGCATCCATTCGACTTGCATGATTCAGGCCACGGGCACAACGCGCCTGGTCTATGTTGCCAGCACGAAGCGTCTGCGAGAGTCTCAGCCTCGCCCCCATTGCGCGCAACGGCAGACAGCTCCCGAACTATTGCTCGGAACTCGTCTGTCTCCGGCCCGCTGACTTGCCAGCGCTGCCCATTGGCGTCGATAAACCAAACTGCGCTCTGCGATGCAGCTGCGGCTGCGCGGGCGCGGGCGTCGCCGTAGGCGCGGAGTTGGTCGGTTGAGTGTGCAAGTACGGGCGTGCCGTGCAAGTCATAGACCGGCATGTCGCATTCCGGCAGCGCCACATCGCCAGCTGCGGGCTGGGGCAACGGATAGGTCTGGCAATGAATAAGTGTGCCACCGGTCCGCACTGCAACCGTCACGCCGTCTTGTGTCACGTCAACGCCGACGCCAGTGCCTGCCGGCTGGGATCTCGACGCGAGGCGGGTTAGCTCGTCGTCAATCGCATCAATCTGGCGAATTTGCAGCTTGGCGTTTCCGCCTAAGTCCTCGATTAGCTTGACGGCACCTTCTAGCGCTGATCGCAAGGATTGCAGCAGTTCCACGCAATCGCGCGGCGCCGCGGGTTCATTCTGCATGGGGTTCATAGCGCGGGCTCCCGATCAAATGGTTGGAATTGGTGAAGTTCAGCTTTTGCCTTGGCGCGCGCAGAAATGGCGTCTTCGAGGGCGGCGAAATATCCGAGCGGCACGACAAGACTATTTACCGTAACGCGAGCACGCCATTTCTTTTCGCGCTTAGCCCAACAAATCCCGATGTGACCTGAAGTGTTTCTTTGGCTAATCGCTCGGTTCTGGTGGTTCTGTGCGTTCGTCGCTTCGCGCAGGTTGGCGATTCGGTTGTCGGCACGCACGCCGCTTATGTGGTCTAGTTGTTCGACAGGCCACTTGCCGTGGACGTACAGCCACGCCAGCCGGTGGGCCAGACATAGACTGTGGTCTATCTTGATCCGCAGATAACCGTCGCCGTTGCCGCACCCGGCAATTTCGCCCGCAGGGGAGCCCCTTCTGGATATCCTCCAGCGGAACAGGCCGGTATCGGGATCATAGGAAAGCAGTTCACGTAGCCGCTCGGCTGTGAGTTCGGGACGGTTCTTGGGTTTGGTCATTTGGTCGTCGGGGATGGGGCGGACACGATGCGGGACAATCTTGCGCGCAACTCTCCGGCAAAGTGTTTGCAGATTTCATGGCTGTTGTATTCGACCGTGCTGACGCGAGGTAACTCCCTTTCGACAGCCTCATCGAACGCAGCGAGAATGTCGTCAAGCGGGTCAACGGGCGCAGGCGGGGCGGTGGGCTCCGGCATATCCAGCGTCTCGCACCACGCAATCGCATCTGCGACCGCTTCGTCTGTTGGGCGACCATCGAAGTTTCCAGCGTCCGACAAGTCGCAATTCATCGCGATCCATTTCAGTAGCGGGCCGAATGCGGGGATGTCGTCGCGGCCAAGGCTCTCCACCGGCACCGCTGCTGGCTGCGCGCCCTGCGGATACTTCACTGCATCGATCAGCCCCTTCGCGTAGCCGTCCTCTTCAGCGCGGCGCAATGCTTGCTGGTGGCCGCTCTCCATCCGACGCATCGCGCGGTGAACGTCCGCATCCTCATCGACGTAGCGCAGTTGCAGGGCCTCCATCTCGCGAAACTTGGCGATATCGATCATGCATGCCGGCTCTTGATGTTCGTGCGTTCCGAAGTGCAGAGCCGCCGCCTCCCGATCCGTGAACTCTTCGGAGCAATGGAAGCAACGCCACGCCACCGGCTCGGCCTGCGACACTGCGGCTTCGATGCGGTAGGCGATGATGTCGGTCCCCTCGCCGTAATGCTCCCAGCAGTCATTGTGGAGCCCATTGGGAGCCTCGCCTCTCCTGCCTTTGCGGAATATCACGCTCACCGGCTTTCCCTGAGCATCCTTCGGGCAATCACCCCCGTTCCACGGCGTATAGCCCTCGGGGATTGCGGCGACTGTTTCGGTGGTGGTCATAAGGTCGGTTCCTGTTGTGGGTTTCTTAGTAGAACGGAGTCCGGCAAGGAAACCGGCCAAACTTTTCGTTAGGCTGTCCTCTAGCCTTTCGAGTTGGTCGGTCACGGCTTGCGCTCCTCTATGCGGACCCGGACGCCATACACGCCGCGCTTGGCCTTCTCTTGGGCGTACTGCCACGTGAAACGCTTGTCGTTGTCCGGGATGTGGTAATGCTCGGCGACCTGATCTACGACGGCCTTTAGCGACCCGCGTAGGTTGTCATGCGCGTCCAGTTCGCCGGCACTGATCCGGGTTAGCGTCACAGTGATCGGCAGGGCTGGCAGCGGCTTCCCGTGCATCACCGCCCACACGGCCGTGCGTTGCGCAGCGCGTCGGGCCGACTTGGCGCGCCAGTGGCCGTGACTGCCGTTGGACTCGTTGATGGTCTTGATGGGTAACAGGAACTCCACTATGCCTTCCCCTTGTTCTTGAATTCGAGTGTCACACCACGCTGCGCCCAGAATCGCTGCAGCTCTTCGAGGTATTGGCTTGCGGTATCTACCGGCATCAGCGAAGTCACCGGGACATACTTCATCGCATCGACCTTGTCATCGTACGGCTTGGGCCTGATGAACTTGTCGTAAAACTCGCGAAAATCCGAATCGATGGCCCTCATCATCGGCACACCGACGTTCAACTTGCTGATGCACTTCACCCCTAGCGGTGTGTCCTCGCGAAGCTCTAGGCTAATCTGCTCGTACCAGACGTGGGCCTGATCGTTCTGATTCAACGACCGGACCTTTTCCCGGACGATCATCCGCAAGAACTTGGACCGGCCGAACGCCTCGCGTAGGTAGCCGATGGCATCCGATAGGGCGCGCTCTGAGTTGATGATGATCTCGGCCACGGCTCAGGCTTCCGGCGGGGCTGGGAGCGGCATCCAGTGCGTGACGTACCGCTCAGGCACACAGCGCAGATGCCCGCTAGGCCGCGTCGTCCTCCATTCGCCGCAGATTTGGTCGTAGTAGCAGTAGGCCCAGAACTCGGGCTGTTCGCCCCACTTCCGTCCGTACACGGGCTCGTTCGTGATCCAGATGCAGATTAGGTGATCTTTCGGCGCGCTGTCGATTGTCTTCCACTCGCTCATAATTCCTCCGGCTGCTCTGTCATGAAGTCTGCGAAGCGATAGCACGCCTGCGGGAACCCCACCTCGGCGCAGGCGCAATCCCACTCGCTGCACGGCTCGGTGGCCTGAACCTCTTTCAGCAGCCCAAGCGCGACGGCACGATCCTGTATATCGCCTCCGTCAAGGTCGCCACCTTGAAACGACGATTCACTGATTGCCCAGCGCGCGAATTCGATCAGTGCGGCAACTTGTTCTTTCTCGCCCATGTCATCACTCCGGGATCACGATCTGCAACGCTTCGAGCTTTGCGATCTGCTTCTTGAGGCTCGCGATCTTTGCCGTCCTGCGGCGCTCCGCATCGATGCGCGCGGCCTCCGAAGTGCGGTGCCAGTCCTTGCCGTGGGCGTGGCTGTAGCGATCATAGGACAGCATTTCACTGTTACCTCCATGGCAGACTTCGCCTTTAACTTTTTTGACACCCACGGTCAGCGCGTACTTTGTGACCCACGCCGTAATCTGTTCTTTCTCGCTCATGTCATTTCCTCTGTTGGTATATGGGGGTTAACGGGGGATGTGGAAATTACCGGCCATCTCTTTTAAACGCCTTCCCGACCGGCGCGGGATTCTGCATCTCGGTCCACGTCTCGGCGCTGATCTCGAACAGATTCGGTTCTAGCTCCGGCTTCCGGCCTATCTCGTCTCCGGCCGGGTTGCGTGCCCACCTGAGCTTCGCGCCCGGGAATAGCGCCATGACCTCGGCCAGTTCGGGGAATTTCTCACGGTTGCGCCGGGCTTGCTCTTCCCGTGTACAGCCGTCCGTAATTGCCAGTTTTGGCCCCTCGCTTCTGTAGCTCGTCATTCCAGTCCCCTACGTCTTTTGGAATCATGACCGACGTTCTGATGTGCTGGCGGACCATCCGCTCAGCGAGTTGGTAGGCGGCGGCCTGCCCGGCGAAACTCTCGTCGCAGTCGCCGAATATGTGGAGCGTCTTGCAGCACTCAGGAGGGACAAACTCTTTGAGGCTCGCTTTGTTCATCGCTGCCCAGACCGGGATGTCGAACATCTGCGATGCCGCGAGCGCCGTCTCTATGCCCTCCGCAATGCCCAGCTCGGCCTCAGCCGGGAACAGCCGGATCGCTGCCCCGCCGCCGTGAAGCAATGGCCGGATCGGGGTCATGATCTTGCGGGGGCTGGGGACATCGGCTTTCTTGCCGCCGCGCAGGTACGTCAGGTGAAACGTCAGGGGCGCACCATCGGAGCCGACAGCCCGGCAGGCCATTACGTCGAATTCCCCTATCGATTGCGTGCCGTCCCAGTATTGCCAGCGGATCTGCTTGATCGTCGGCGGAGTGAACAGCTTGCGGGTGGCGAGGTATCCAGTCACCGCCTCTCCTGCCGGCTGCAACCGCTCTTGGATCTTCCGCAGCAATGGCAATGGGTCTTTCTTCGGTGCGACTTTCGTTTCCACGGCTCCCCCAACAACGCTCTCGACCTCCCGGGCCGCTTCGGCATAGCTCAGATTCTTGCAGCACTGAAGCAACGCAATCCCGCCTTTCGACCCGTCCGAGCATTGGCAAAAGTAGCTGCCGGTGCCCTCCCTGTCGGCAAACCTGAATCTATCCTCGCCGCTGTTGTCCTTGGGGCAGCGGGTGTGCTTTCCGGTCAGGGCTTCGGGCGGGATGCCGAGGCTGGTCAGGACCGACTTCCACCGGCCTTGAGCTCGCTCTCGGGCCTTCATGCGCGCTTCCTTTTAGCCCAGCGGATATTCTCCGACTGAATCCAGCTTAGCGTCTCAGCACTCGGCGGGATGTAGCCCATCGCGGTTGCGCGCTTGTCGTTCGGCCATGCCCCGAATTTCGTCAAGTATTTGTGCGCGACCCATCCCGGCTTTTTCCCCTTGGCGTGGGCGTAGTGGCTGAGCTCGGCGTGGAACTGCGCGCGCTCGGCCCATGTGACGCGCTTCTCTCGCTTGACCTCTTGGAGCTCGGCCTCGTGCACCGGAATCGGCTTCCCGGGCGCGACAGCCTCATATCCACACGACGGGCAAATCCGCTGCCCCTTGAACGCTGTGGCGCATGACGGGCAAGTGGTCGGCTTCGGGTCGGCCTTCTCCTTCTGCTGGCGCTCCTTCTCCTCCTTGACCGACTTGGTATCGTCCAGCGACCACGGCACGTAATCGTCTGCGAACCCGTTTTCCTTCACCGCGCCAGCATGATCGATCACCAGCCCGTCAACCTTGCCCGGGGAGGTGCGCATGATCCGGCCCACTGTCTGGAGGTATAGCGCGATGTTCTTTGTCGGCCGGGCCAGAACCGCGCAATCGAGCGCTGGGATATCGAGCCCGTAGCTGGCGACGAACACATTGCACAACACCTGAGTTTCCCCGGACGACACCCGGGCCAGAATCGCGGCGCGCTCAGGCTTGGGCGTCTCGCCATCAAGATGCTCGGCCGTGATGCCTGCCGCTCGGAACGCTTCGGCCGTATGCCGGCTATGATCGCAGGTAACGCAGAACACCACAGTCCGACGATCACGGGCCAGTCTGAGCCAGTTCTCCACGATATCCCCAATGAGCTTCGGCGTGTCCATCCTCGCGCCAAGCGCCTTTTCCTGATAGTCGCCGTCCTTGTCCAGCTTCAGTTTCGATAGGTCCGGCTCTGTCGGGGCGTAGTACCGGAGCGGCACCAGATAGCCCATGTCCACTAGCTCGCTGATCGTCGGGCCGGTCACGATGTCGTCATAGAACACGCCAAGCCCCTTGTTATTCGGCCCGACAGGCGTGGCAGACAACCCGATCACGATAGCCTCATCATAGGCTTTGAGGATGTCTTGTCGCGTCTTGGCAATCGACAGGTGGCACTCATCGACCAACACCAGATCAGCCGGCGGCAGCTTCATGCGGTCCGACCGAATCGCCCGGGCGTGGAGGGTGTCGAAGCTAGCGACTTGCAGATCCAGCAGCAGCGATTGACGCTCGCCGGCCATGATCATCCCAGCGTCCAACCCTTGCCCCTGAAACGCCTTGACCGCTTGGTGTATCAGTTCCCGTCTTGGGGCAAGGAACAGAACCCGCTTCCCCTTGCTACTAGCCCCTTTGCATATCTCGGCTGCAATTCTCGTTTTGCCCGATCCCGTAGCAAGCTGAAGAATCGGCCTCTTGTTTCCGGCGGCAAGGGATAGCCTCAGTCCCGATACCGCCTGTTTCTGGTAGTCCCGCATGTCGTGCATAGAACCTCCGCAGTTCTCGTTAGGCACTTTCTTGACGGCGGGCTCTTGCTCTTGGAGCGTAGGAGCCCGTCGCGCTTCTGAATTCCAACGCATATCCGACCCGTATTTGATCCGATGGCCCGAAAAATCGGTAGCTGATCGGATAGCGCGTGCGGTTTATCTGGCCTACTAAGCCCGACCCGCGTCTACTGGGGATCGACTGACTTAGCCAACCGGATCACCCTGCGGCTCCCGGCTGTTCGGCGTGCCCCTCCGATGGATTGGAGGCTGTTTATCGTGGCTGGCGCGTACCAGTTCCACTAGGCCCGGGTCACAGGCCCCGCTAGGATCTTGATAACCGGGATCACCTTCCCCGGCCGGCTGTGTGAAGCTGGCACCCCGCCGACGGGCAGAGCGCGTATTACTTGGGTGTGGACTGGTTGATGGCATTTCTCCTACGTGACTCCGCAGAAATTCGAGGGCCCGGACGCGCGGAGTTCGTCATGTCCCCCGTGGATCAGACGGGGTGAGGGCAAGCAAACTCTAACTCGGCAGAATGATCCGCGCAAGCCCCACCGCGACGCCATACGCCAGCGCCACGATAGCCAGCGTCCAGCACAGGTCGGCCAGACCGGTCAGCAGGCGATTCGCCGGTCTGGGCGGGTAATCTCTATGGGGCTGCGGGCCGGTCATGGTCTGCAATCCATGTACGCGCCGATCACTTCGGCCGCGCCCTGCGGGACGATGGCGTTGCCGTAGGCGCGCAGGCGTCCCACTCGGGCGGAAAGCCCATGAGCCAGCAAACGAATTGAGGGTTCAACGCGCCGGGCTTTTCCGTCGTGGCCGATGATCCAACCGGCGGAGTCCCATTGGCTTTTGCCATCACCTGTAGCGATAAGATGGCGCGACGCGGCCCGCCTTTCATGCGCGCTTTCATCGCCATGTGTGCTTCCGGCAATTTGTTGTCGTCGTTCGCAACCGGTGTCGGCCACATCGCCAGAAATGCCATGCGCGGCACAGTGTCCGCCCTGGCCTTCCCGTCCCGCCGAACCATTGATCCGTTCAAGTTTCCGGTGTCCTTGTGGTCGCGCGTCGTTGGAGTCGGCCACAAACCACAGGCGGTTCCTTCGGTGGGGCGCATCGACGGCACAAGCCGGGACAACGACCGCCCCGCAGGCGTAGCCGATGCCTTCCAGGTCAGCAGCGATTCCGTCGAGCCAGTCCTTGCCAACCGCTGCCGCAACCTGCTCTCCCATGAGGACAGCGGGCCGTCTGGCACTGGTGAGTCGAAACAGGTGGGGCCACAGGTGCCGATCGTCATCGGTGCCGCGCTGCTTTCCCGCGACGCTGAACGGCTGGCACGGCGCGGAGCCGGTCCACAGCTCGCGGTCGTCGGGCCATCCAGCAAGGCGAGCTGCGAGACTCCATCCGCCGATGCCGGCGAAGAAATGACACTGCGTGTATCCGGCAAGATCGGAAGGTGCCACATCCACGATTGATCGTTCATCCACGTCCCCAGCCGGAAGGTGCCCGGCGTCGATTAGGTTGCGCAGCCAAGCGGCGGCGTAAGGGTCAAATTCGTTGTAATACGCTCGGCTCACTTCGCCCACCAGTTCAGCGAGTCCACCCACTGCCCCGCGAACGAAGCCCCAGCGATGACCGCCGCGACGATTAGGCCGATCAGGACAGCCTCTAGCCAGCCTCGGCGCTCAGGCTCAGCAGGCTTCCGGCGCGAGTGGTGGCGAGATTCCTTCAGGCCCTTCCATGCGTCGTGCTCGTTCGGTCGTTTCATGGGCGGCGCTCCAGAGTCGGGCTCAGGTGAGATTTCAGCCATGCTCGCTGTACTCTCCCCAAGGAATCATAGATATCGTCTTCCAGCTTGGGTTCATCCTCATACCACCACCACTGGCCATCACCATCCATCGCGAGCCAGTTGGCCCACTTCGGCGCGTCCTTCCAGTCGGGCTTACTCATGGCGTCTCTACCTTTGCGATGATGGCGCGGGCCGCTGCAATTCTGTGGTCGTTGACTTTTTCGTCGTCGTTGTCATAGATAGAAAGTATGCCGGCGAGCGCCTTGATTGCATCGTCACGCTCGTCTGCCAGCTGGCGGGGGGTGCGGCCGGTCTCGTGGTACACCGTGCCGGCTTCGATGATCAGCGCGGCGTTGGCTTCCCAGTTCTTTGCAGAGTCCTCATAGCCTATCTCTTCTGGCGACAGACAAACAATGTCACCGACGACGAGTGCCTCAGTGATAACGACATTTTTGTCGGACTCGTCACGCTTCCATGGGCCGGGGGTCGGCTTCGCTGTATTACTCATGTTGGTCTCCTGTAGCTGCGGGTGTGCGGGCGAGGGCAATGGCGTTGTCGAATACCTGATCAAAGCTTAGCGATCCGTTGTCCGTCGCAAACCCGATAAGCCATTGCGCCCCGGTTGCAGGGTATCCGGGAAGTGGTGCAGTCTTGAATGCGTTTGCCTTGACTATTGCCAGCGTCTCCCGCAAGCCCTTGTTCTCGGCGGCGATGGCGTTACGCTCGGCTTCATTGGCTCGGCGATGGTCCGCGTACTCTTTCGCGGCCTGTTCAAACATGCGCCGCAACGAATCCCGCTCCGCCTCAAGCTCGGCATTGCGCGAGATAAGGGCGGCGACGGCGGTGCGGATACGCGCATACTCAGCCTTCAAAGTTTCGTCTTCGCCCCTGTTAAACCAACAGCCCTCGCGGCCGTTGTATCTCCCGGCTCGGATGAAACAGGCATGCTGGCTGTCCATCACGGCCAGCACATCACCCCCATCGGGGCTGGGATTGCTTGTGTCGTTCATGGCTGAATCCCCGTATTGAGTTTGCGAAGGCAGTGCTTACAGGTCACTTCTGCCCGCGTGTTGGCGATGTTCATCCCGTCGGCGCATCTTGCATTCATGCTGCCGCACAGCGTCGTGTAGACCGTGTGTGACTTGCGCGCGATCTGACGCCCTTGATGCAGGACCATCTTCGCGGGGCTGGGGTTTTCGGTGGTCATAGCGTGTAGCTCCTTCCGTTGCATGCAGTCACTTGGCCGTAGTCGCCGATTGAAACGCTGGTGTCCCTGTGCAGGCGAGCTAGGCGATGGACGGCGCTCTCTGAGTTTTCACGGTACTTGTCAAATTCTTTTTTCAGTTCGTTGTACTTGGCCCGCCACTCGGATTCGATGGCGTCGATACGGTCAGACGATGGCGGCGAGTAGAACGCCATGCCGTAGTTTTCGTGGCCGCCTTGAACGCTTCCGGCGATGTATTCAATCTGTTCCTTGGTCAGCGCCGCGCCGCACTCGTCGGCGCCGATCTCGACGCATTCGATCCAGTATTTGTCGTAAACGTCTTTCATGCCATGCCCTCATTTTTTAAGTCGAAACAATCTCGGATGTTTCAGCAGCCATTTAGCCGGGATACCGCGAACCTTCCAAATAGCGACCGTCTGGCGGTTGGCGATTCCAAGGCGGGCAGCGAGGACGGTCGGGCCGCCTAGCTGGTCGATTAGTGCGGCGTGTGGGTTGGGCTTTTTCATGGGGCTATACTTGCACGCGGATAATCGCCTGTCAACGGATAGTTGACCGTTCGTCGGGAAGTGTCATCGGATTGTTGACGGGCGCGAATGATCGTGTAGGATTAACTCATGCCCTGAGACGCCATGCCGGCCGAGGGCGAGGAGATTGAGATGACCAAGACATCGCGGTTTGTAATTGAAGGAACTTGGAGCGGTTACACGTCTGCGCAGAAGAAGGTAGCGCACCGTAACGTCTACAGCTCGGCACGCCGGAAGCTCAGGTCGTGGGCTGAAAGCACGCATGCAATTTACTACACGGACGGAACGTCCCTTTATCTTTCCGTTCGCGACTGCAAGCCGCGTGAGCGCATTGAAACGATCAACGGATACGAGAGCCTTATTCAGGATTGTTTCTTCTATGGCGTCAATTCTGTTGACGCCCTTGTGCGCTCTAGGGGCGGTGCAGCATGAGGCCCGACCAGCAGCAGGGCGATTGTCGTCAAAACTCTCAGGCGTGCAATTGATGACCGCCAAACCATGTACGGGGACACGACTAAAGCAATGGCCCACAATGACCTGACAAGGGATTCACTCAACGCAATAGACGCCGTGGCCGAGTACATCGCGGCAGTCGAAGACTGGCAGGCCGGGCGTAGCGGCGCCACAGCAGATTACGGCAGTCGGGCGAGCAATCGTTACGAAGAAGCATGCGACCGCTTAGACGCAGCTCACGCCCGGATGAAGGGGGTGGCGAAATGACCCGCACAGAAGTTGCTACAGAATATGTCTGCACTCATGCGCGATACGTGCCGGACAGCCCAAATAATCCGTATCGGGTCCGATGGCCGACCCCTTACTCTCGGACGCTTTTCCTTTCCAAAGACACGCATGATCTTGTTCAGCAGCTAGCCAAATACATCAGGAAAATGGAGCGTGCGGCATGAACGACGACGAACTTTGCCCCGGCGAACACGACTGGATCTGGATGAACGACTCCTACGATGACGCATTCGGGACCGTGAGAATCGCGCCTTACCAGAGTTGTAATTGCTGTCCGGCTACGCGGGCCGTACCTGAGCAGGAGTATTGAGCGTGAGTTACACGACTATTCATCTCTACACAGAGGAAGATGCGCTAGCGTTTGAATGCAGCGACGACGAGCCAACGCTCTGGATTCGCTCGATGCGGAAAAAGGTTAACGTTTCGATTGGTTTGAACGACGCCTCCCGCGCCAACCTCCGAGCCGCCCTAGACGCGGCCGACAAGATCGCTAATGGAGAATGAGAAATGAGTTACCACCCGATCATGATAGCCGCGCACATTCAGGACGCTACGGCCGGCGCCATCACTCGCCGCGCACCTAAGCCGGTGTGGCCTGCCGCAGCCATCGCCGCATTGGCAGTCGCCGCGCTCGGGGCTGTGCTGCTGGGGGTGCTCAGTGAATGACGGAGAATTAAGGCGGTTTCTCGAAGCGTATCCCGACGAAATGCCAGTTATCTACGAGCTTTATAGTGACTACTCACCACTTTCTGAAAAGGACATTAAAGTGGTTGGCGGGGTAGACAAAAACTCATATGTGATGAGGACTCACCCGACCATGAGCGACGACAACAAGCGCAGAGAACAGCAGTTCCTGTGCTTCCCCGGAAACTGAATTGTGCGGAAATCCAGTCAATGCTGGAAGACCTGAAGCGGCTTGATGACATCCTTGAAGAACTCGGAGGCGGAGATGGTAACTAGATTTGAATTCAGCCAGTTTGCTGGCATCGAAACGGTGGAAGACGGCGATTACGTCCTGCACTCCGACTACGCCGCCCTCGCCGAGTCACACGCGCGGTTGTTGGGGGCGCTGAAGGCCATGAATGCGCAATTCGGTTATGGCGTATCGCACCCCGCCGGCATGGTCCACGACGAACACGCTGCAATTCAGCGAGCTATTGAAGCCATCGCCGCCGCGCAGCCCTTCGCCGAAAAATAGTTTCCGAAAGTGTGGCCGGTTTCCATAGCGGCCTGCGTTCTTATAAATGACAGACGAAATACCGCGTCACCCGTGCCCCGAGCCGGAGGGTAAACCGGCACATATTCCAACAACCAGTGAGGACGATATGAGTAAGCCTGAATCAATCAAAATTGACGATGTAGAGTATGTTCGCAAAGAGTCACAGCCAGCGGCCGGAGATATCAAGATCGTAGTTCTTGATAGGGGCTTTGTGTACGTTGGTCACGTGCAGATTGAGGGTGACTTTGTTGTCATCTCCAATGCAAAAAACCTGCGCGTTTGGGGCACCACGAGGGGGCTTGGCGAACTGGTCAATGGCCCGACAGCCAAAACGCAACTCGATAAAGTCGGCACAGTGCGCGCGCCCGTCCGCGCGATGATCCACATGATCGAAGTGGAGCAGTCAAAATGGAACGCCTCGTAACTCTTGACGGGGACGGGTACGGGTACGGGGACGGGGACGGGTCCGGGTACGGGTACGGGGACGGGTACGGGGACGGGTCCGGGGACGGGGACGGGGACGGGTCCTGGTACGGGTACGGGTACGGGGACGGGGACGGGTCCGGGTACGGGTACGGGTACGGGTGATTAACCAGCAAAAAATAAAGGAGAGCGCCGAAGACGACCGTAACGGCCAAGCATGAGGCCGGAACATGTAGCTGTACGGGTGCCGGAATCCCCAAGATCCGGCGCCCTCTAACATCCTGAGTTCTGGCGGTTGTCCATAGGTGGTGCCGGCGACGGCCGAGCAAGTGGTTCGACTCCACATGTACGGGGCTACGTTAACGGGGTTCGACTCCCCCGCAGCCGCCAGAACTGAGGGTGTAGCGGAGTGGAGATCCGCAGCGAGATGGAATGCCGCAATTCAAGGGCGCGGCTGCCATAGGTGGTAGTACTGGGCGCTTCGGCTCACCCAGTCAAGCGCGGGGTTAGTGCCATCCCGCAAGCCGGCAACTTCCAGCCGGCCCCCTCAACTACTATATTGGGTGCGCCCTAACTCTCCGGTAGCTCCGGAGGGGACAGACCGAACTCCGCACGGTTTGGGCCATCGCTTGCGGAGTCTGCCGGAGCTACACCAATGCCCAAGTACCGTAACGACCTGACTGCCGAACGCGTTAGGCATCTGCTCTCTTACGATCCTGATACCGGAGTTTTCCGGTGGAAAATCAAGACTAACCCGCGCGTTCAAGTCGGAGATATTGCTGGGCGGGGAGGAGGCAAAGGCTACTGGAAGATCAGCATTGGCAATTGTAAATATTTTGCACATCGCCTCGCTTGGCTGCATTTCTATGGGTGCTGGCCGACAGATCAAATCGACCACAGAAACGGGGTCAAAACTGATAATTGGATAAAAAACCTCAGAGAAGCCACAAACACCCAAAACAATCAAAACCGAAAAGGCCGATCCGACAGCCGCGCAAAAATGATAGGCGCTACGTGGAATGAGAAGAACAAAAACTGGACTTCTCATATCTGCACTTCCGGGAAGCGGACGTTTTTAGGCACCTTTGATTCTCCTGAAAAGGCTTCTGAGGCCTACGCCAGCGCAAAGAAGTTGTTGCATACCTTCCAGCCGACAACAAGATAACGGAGAACAGAATGACCGCCGAACAACAGACCGGCGTGGCGCCGCCGCCGCAAACCGAATCGGAACGCTATGCTAGCGAACAGTCCGCGCCGACCGAAGAAGAGACCCGCGAGGCCGGCGCATTCAAGTACGGCTGAGTGCAGGTGGCCGACTAAGGCCTGCACCTGAGCCGGGGCGGTTTCCCCGGCACGATTTCCGAGAACCGCATGAGCATTTACGATCAACTCGCCGCGCCGTTCCCTCCCGAAGCTATCGGTTGGCGCGTCGGTAGCACCAACGCAGACAAGACGAAGGGGATGGCGCTGGCTTACATAGACGCCAGGGACGCACAGGATCGCCTCAACGCCGTCTGCGGGCCGTTCGGCTGGCAGTGCCGGCACGAGGTCAGCGGCGACAAGCGAGTGACCTGCCACGTCGGCATCCGAGACCCCGAAACAAAGGAATGGGTGTGGAAGTCCGACGGCGCTGGCGAGACCGATTACGAGGGCGAGAAGGGCAGCTATTCCGACTCGTTCAAGCGCGCAGCCGTAAAGTGGGGCGTGGGCCGATACCTGTACGACTTGGACTCGCCGTGGGTGGCGGTCGAGCAACGCGGAAAGACCTTTGTCCTGCCGGATGGCTCGCAGCGCACGCTTCGCGAAAAGCTGGTCAAGTGGCAGGCCCAGCATGCGGTAGGCAACCTACCGAACCGAGCCGAGATCAGGTCGCCGACGGCCGATTCTTGGGACGTGCTGGACGAGGACACCAAGGCCGCCCTGCTGAAGTTGGCTGCTGAAGTCAAGGTCCGCATCAAGTTCGACCCGTCTGACGCCGCCGGCTACATCGACGGACAGAAGCTCAGCAACGACGAAAAGACCGCGCTCTGGACGCGCTTCGAAAGCGCCGAACGATCCGCACTTACCAAAGCATTCAAGCAGAGGTCCACGCCATGAGTCACCGTCCCAGGCGGATCAACATCCGCGCCCACAGTTGCAGTGACTGGAGATTCAAATGAGAGGCGTGAACCGCGTAATCCTTGTGGGCAACCTCGGCAACGACCCCGAGACCAAGTACACGCAGGGGGGTATGGCCGTGACCCGGATCAGCCTCGCGACCAGCAGCGAGCGCAAGGACAAGGACGGCAACAAGATCGAAAAGACAGAATGGCACCGGGTCACGTTCTTCGGGAAGCTCGGCGAGATCGCTGGCGAGTACCTAAAAAAAGGCTCGCAGGTGTATGTCGAAGGTTCGATCAAGTACGACAAATACACCGGCAGCGATGGCGTCGAGAAGTACACCACCGACATCATCGCCGACAGCATGCAAATGCTGGGCGGCCGCGGCGACAGCGCTGGCGGCGAGCGCGGACCCAGCCGGCCGGCACGCAGCGAAGGGTGCAGCTTCAACGCGGGAGGTAGTCGGTCTCCAATGGCGCAGCCACCGGCAGACGACTTCAGTGATGACGATATTCCGTTTTAGGCGGGCCGCCACCGATGAAGCCGACCCCGTTACATGACCAACCCCGCGGCCCAGCCGCCCGCAGCGCCGGTAGCGCGATATGACGAGGAACCCATGCCCACGAAGACCCGCACCACCAAGAAGCCAGCCGCCAAGCCACAGCGGAAAATCACCGAGCGCGGCGGGCTGGACGAACTGCTCAACATGCGCGTCCCGCCTCCGGCACCCAAGACGGCAGAATCGCCGCCCGTATCGGATGCGCTTGACCGTATCGCATGCGCGCTCAAGTCAGCCGAAGACATCACCCAAGTCGGGCACCGCATGCTCGAAAAGTACCTCAGACCCCTTCCGCCAAATAACGACGGCTGCGGCGCCAGCAGTTGCACGCGCGGTCAAAGCGACTTCGTGCGTGTGCTGAACGAAGTGGCAGATCGCATCTTTGCGGACAACGACGCGCGCCGGCGCATCCTCGACCGACTGGAACTCTGACCACCCACGGCGCCGCCTACTTGGGCGCCTAACCACAGGAACGACCATGATCTACACCGTCACCATCCCGCAACCGCACTTACTGGCAATCCTGAACCTGCTTCAGACCGTGCCAGCGCCAATGAATCAGACGTACCCGATTTATGAGCCATTGCTGAGACAGATGAAAGAACAGGACGCCGTCAGCGCGCTTCCTGTCGCAGGCGTGTTTGTGGATGACGATATGTCTGCTGGCGATACCCAGGCCGGGCCAATGCCGGGCGGAGTCCAGCCCCGTTGACCTTACGCAGTCGTCATCAACTTCCGCGTGTTTCCAGCCGTGTCCTTGATCGTGATGTAGCCATTGCACGCGGTGTCTCCGGTGCCAGTATGCGTTCCGAACCGGACGAGTCCGGTCCCCTTTGGTGTAAACTGAAGATCGATATTCGCATCGGACCCCAGCGCCTGCAGCTGAACCTGATTGCCAGTGGCTGCGGGCTGAGCGCGCAGGAAGTTTGCGGCAGTGCTCAGGTTCCCGACCTCGAACTGGCGGGCGCCGTTGGATGCATTGTTGATGCTGAGCTGACCCTCTGCCATTTCAACGCCGATCGATCCGGCAGCGGTTGTCGCCGTGCTGTACAGCAAAGACGTGAGTACTCCGCCCGTTGCGTACCAGCTAATGTAGTGGCCCTTCGCGAACGATATTGCGTTAGCTACACCATTGATACCGTCGCAACCGTCGAGAGACTGCGCGCCAAATACAAGGCCGGCTTGATAAGGAATGGAATTCTCGCTGAAATAGGCGATTGCAGATGCCGGGAACTGATTCCCGACCAGAAGCCCGCGAGACGATACCGTCTGCGAATTGTTCAGTGTGTACGTGCCCGTTCCGCCGGTCCCGGTGCCAAGCGAGGAGATCGTGGTGTTTGCGGTCACGCCAGCGCCGTACACGCGCGTACCGACTGCCAGTTGATAACCAGAATCCATGGTGACAGCCGTGACCGTCATGGTCGTTCCAGAAATGCTGGCCGTGATATGCCCGCCGCCGACGCCGCAACCATTCGCAAGCTGTAGTGTGTGCGTGCTTCCCTGCTGGAACGGGTTGGCCGCCTGCTGGGAGATTAGCGCCCGGGTGTCAATCTCGACGCCATAGGTTGGCCCAGCTGTTGCCGTAACCGCATGCCCCTCAAAATAGCCGCCGTAGGCTTGAGTAGAAAGCGTCGTATTGTTGTTGACCGCGATCCCGACCACGCCCAGTGCAGTAGATCCTGAACTGGTAAAGTTCAAGGTTCTCGCGCCGCCCAATATGGGAACTGCCGAGTTTGCATCTGCGCCTGTCAAGGACGCAAGGACTGTGCTAGCAATCGTGCCTGTCCCGATGCCTGTCGCGACCTGAAACACCGACAGCCAGTCTTGAGACACGTTCGGGAATGCGCCATCGTTAACGCCAGCCGCATCAAAGAGCGCGCGGCCTAGACGATTGATCGTCGCGCCATTTTGCGCGAAATGCTGCGCATTCTGCGGCTGAGTGATGGCGGTTGCAAGGGGCCAGCCAAGCAAGCCGGCACCAAGCCCGGGAGTCGTGCTTACGAAGTCTGAGCGTACAGTGGCGTCACTATCCGCGACGATTCCGATGCGGCTCCGGATTGTCACGTCACTGGCGTTCTTAATGACGTAATCGTAAACGACACCGGCCGTTAGATAGATCGTCGCCTCACCGCGAGCGTTCAGAATGACAGGATTGGCGTTCGGCGACGCTCCCGCACGATCAGAGAATGTTGCTTGCGGAGTTCCAAAAGACGTGCCGCTCAAATATGTATAAACTTTTCCGCCGGCAAGCGGGTTGTCGTTATCGTCGCGGAAAGACTGAACATCGGATGGGGTGAGTAGCTTGGTCACTTTTTCTTTTCCTGTGTGTTTTTCGCGCTTCTCGTGTGATTTGATAAGATATGGGATGGAACTGTTTTTCTATTTTTTGCTGCTTAAGCCGCTAGCGATCCTATGTTTTGCGGCATTCTATTATTTGGCGATTTATAAACCACTTAAATGGCTAGAGAAGCGGCTACCAGATAGCCGGGTATTGGCTGCGCTATTCCGTGAGCGTGGAACCTACGACACCCGCCCTCCCGCCGACGGCGATTAGCGCACTTTCAAGCGCTTGGCGTTCGCGGCCCTTGAGCGCTGACAGAACGCGCTGCGCCTCGGCCGGGTTTGCCGCAAGAAATGCAATTTTCTCCATGGTGGCCTGATTTGCGCCACGTAGCTGATTCTGCGCCACTTCGCTAACGACCCCGCCAATTGGGCCGGGCAACGTTAGGTTTGCCGCTCTCTGCATCAGTCGGCTGCGAAGTGCCGCGCTCTCTGACGTAGCGGAACCGGGCTGCGCATTGTTGGTCTGCCTGATGATAATTCGCCGAGCGTCGTCATTGATCGCCATCAGGTTCTTTATGTCATCCGAGGTCAAAATTTCTGAGGCTTTTGCTTTTTTGAACCCCGTCGACTTAGCCGCAACACGGTCAAGAACAGCCATAGAGCGAGTAACGGAAGCGGGCGCAATCTGAGGATTCCCAAGCCTGTCTGTCACGCCGGACGGGTTCACGCGGCGCATCAACTCTTGCCCGACCTGCATGCGGTTTATTGGTCCGCTGCCGCGTTTGAACTCATTGATGTAGCCTTTCCAAGTCGGGGCGACCCCGGATATCTGCGCATCTACCAAATCCCGAGCTTGCATAAGCTCTTTTGTTGCCGCGCGGGCGGATTGAGTCTCTACACCGCCCTTGCCTTCCAAGAGGTCCGTAACCGTCTTTCTGACCCTGTACAGGCCCGCCATAGTTTCCGGGGCCTCAGCCACATTCCGGGACACATAATTGATAGGGTCGCGGACAGTGCTTCTGCCGGCTTGGCTATCCGCAAGGGCTGCCATAGCGGCTGCTAGCGCGGCTTTCGGCCCAGGTGCGGGCGCAGGCGGGATGGTCGCTGCCGGTGGCTCAACCCCGAACATGCGGAACCTGCTTGCTTCGGCTTCGGCTGCCGCAATGGCGTCGCGCTCCGCTTTCGCCTGCGCGGCCCGCTGGGCTAGAACCTGATCGCCCTCCGCGAATGCTTGATTGCGCAGTACGCCCGTTGACTGGGAGCGGGCCGCTATTGCATCCGCCATCATCTGCTCATCGCCTGCAATGCCTCTCAGGATATCCGTTCGCGCGGCATTGTTCGCAAGGTCGTTGGGTTCAAACATTCCGGGGAAGTCACGGCGCGCATTGCGCTCAATCGCCATGATCTGCGGGTTTAACGTGCCCTCTCCAAGCGAGCGGTACGGGGCCACGTCCGATGGCACATAACCAAGCGGCTCGCCCTGTAAGGCGTCCTTAAACACGGCTCCGGCGCGTCTTTCCGCCCCAGTCAATGCGGGGCGGGTCAATGCGCGGATAGTTGAGCCCGCAATTGCGGGCAGCGTCGCGCCCGCCGCTCCGCCGAGCCCTCCCAGCGAAGCATTGTCTAAGCGGTCGCCATCGTTTGCGTAGGGCTGAATAGCACCGACTGCCGAGCCCTGTAGCGCGTTCCCGCCGATTGTCTGCGGCAGTAGCGCCCTGCCAAAGCCCGTTCCCCTGAGGGCCGCCCCGGGGCCTAGGAACTGCGTCGCCGTGCCTGTTGCCGAGCCAAGAAACCCGGCGGGCGTCCCCAATAGCGGGCGATCCGTCTCGCGCGTCTGCGCCGTTTCTTGCTGCAATGCCGCACGTCTGTCCTGCAACGGGAGGCCGCGCTTACGCACTACCGCGTTCCCATCCATGCCGAGACGATTCAGCAGCCCCGCATAGAGCCCGGTTTGCACCATTTCGGCATCGTTCGCCAGCTGCTTTAGTCCCTGCCCCGTACTTGCGAACGACTGGCCTACACCTTGGCGGAATTGAGGATTGGCGAGCGGCATCATCGCTTCCAGCAGACGACGGCTAGCCCCGACCGGCTCGCGATAAGTCGGGCTCATCTGCGCATCGCTGATCCCCGTCAGTTGGGCTGCGGTACGCTTTGGAGCGGGCCTGCGATGCTGACTTGTACTGCCGACAGAGGTCTGGACGCTGGAAAAGTCCGGGCGCGAACTTGTCGGCTTTTTTGCGCCGCCTGTCGGTTTCTTTGGCGCGGAAATAATGGGGTCGCTGTCCCACGGGTTCCCGCCAGCATCTACGACCGGATCGCTAGCCCATGGGTCGGCCATTAGCGCTTCCTCCGCTGCGTGCCATCAGGGGCGATGAATAGCGAGCCGCTGGGCAGCGCGTCATAGTCTGCGGCAGATTGGACGTGCTTTGGTCCGGCTGGCCGGGCTCCCGGGCGCGCTTGTTGACTGGTAGCCGCAGCTCGACCAGCCATGCTTCTAAGTTGTAGCTCGGCCTGCTGGCGTGCCGCCGCCTTCTGCTGGATGACGCCCAGGTCATCTCCGGGCTGCGCGAAATAAACGCGAATCTCTCGCGCCATTTCTTCGTCACCAATGACTGCGCCGGACTCCTTGCGCAGCTTGGCTCGCACCCAATCCTCTTGTGCCTGCCGGTATTTTTGCCCCTCCGAACTTGTCGCCATGTTGAATAGCGGCCCAAGGATTGGCATGCCTGCATTGTTTGCGGCGGTAGTGTCTCTGTACCCGCCGGGCTCATACCCCGCGCCTTCAATGCTGGTAAGGAGTTTTTCGGCTGCCTGCATGCGGCCAAGATAGCCAAACGCTGCGCGCTCGCCCTCGTTCGGAGGCTTCCCATCTACCGCGCCCGCTTGGATCTTGCGTTGCTCTTCGCGATCTGCGCGGGCGTTGGCCTCTTCAGCGAGGCGAAGCCGGACCTGTTCCGCCGGGCTGATCGTCTGGGCTGCCGGGCGCAACTGGCCCGCCGGCATCGGCTGTTGAGGCGTGCGCTGGCCGTTGCCGAACGTATTTGCGCCCGGCGGGGCCTGAAACGCCTGATACGGCACCTGCCCAACCGTGAACGGCTGGCCGGTCGGGTTCGGCGAGTCCGCATCAGCCGCAGCCGCCTGAAACGCTGCGTACTCTGCGGACGACTGCGGAATGTTCACGTCAGGCGCAAACGGGGTGATTTGCTGGCCTTCCGGCATCGGTTGAGGCATTTGAGGCTGTCCGCCGCCAAGCTGGACCGGCGCGGCTTGCAGGTTGCGACGGTTGACGCCGTAGAACCCGCCCTCACCCTCAATAATCTGGTTGTTAGCGTCCGCCTTCCCAACGACCTTTGTCGATCCGTCACGCATCAGCGCGACCATATTTCCTTGATCGTCGATGAATCGAGATTGCACATTGTTCGCTTCAGCGCCGCCGTTGCCATACGTCTGCGCGATGGCCTGAGCGAACTTGACCGCCCCTTCCTGATCTTCCGGGGTGTCCAGCGTTGCTGGAAGACCGGCGAACTGCGGCATGGACGACAGGCGCTGGTGCATATAGGCGTATGCCTTCGGATCGCGAGTCTGCCCGAAGAACTGCGCGGCCTTAGCTACGTCCTCTAGGCTGTCGCTCTGCGTGTCGCGCGCCATCTTTTGCGCCTGCATGCCGACGTTCGGGTCGGCTGCATAGATCGCGTCCAGAGATTGCGTATTGCCCTGAGTAGCGGCCCGCAAGTGCTCCGACAGCGTTCGATTCGTCCGCCGTTGCGTTCCTGCCGCCCGGCCCTGCGCAAACGCTTGATATAGGTCAGCCATTAGCCGCCTCCGTATCTGTTGCCGTACCAGTCGCCGAAGAATCCGGCGGCATTACTCAGCCCCTGTCGCCATGCCTGATTACTGGCATAAGTCGAGTTTGCCCGAGCCGTCGCCGCGTTTTGCAGGTTTCCGCCAATCTGGTTGGCCGCGTTTTGGCCGTAACTGCCCATCTGGCCGGCAGCCGTCTGAGCGCCGCCGAACAGACCCGAAAGCCGGTTCATGTGCGGGGTGTAGCCCTGTTGGTCCGAGTAGTCGCGACCGAACTTTGTCAGCGCCTTCAGTGTTGCGCCGCTGTTCAGTCCGCCGCGCGCCGCTGCCGACGCCTCCACCGCGCGATTCCCCTCGGTCAAACCAAACTGATAGCCCGGCGTATTCCGGAATCGATCAAAAGCCGCCTGTTGCTGCTGTGCTGACATGGCCGACGATTGAGGCGCTTGCCTCGGCATCTGCCCAGCGATCTGATTCTGGATCCAATCAGTATCCGATCCGGAATGATAGCCGACGCGGTACTGACCTTGATGGCCCGCAAGCGTCCTATCCCATGCCTGCCTGTATGCTGGGTCGGACTCGTATAGCTGGGCATTCGCAATCGGCGTTCCGTCCTCGGATCGCTGGTAGTATGTCGGCGCTGCGCCCCCTGCCGATCCGCCAAGCCCCATCAGCGCGCTGTATTCATTGAGCGCGGCTAGTCCTGTGTTGTAGAAGGGCTGTTGACGGTTTACCGTGTCCTGATACATTCGCCATGTGATATCGTTCGCGGCGTTCGCGGCGTTCGTCGCACCGCGGCCGGCGTCTCTGGCGCCTCGGCTCCCAAGGTAAGCGCTGCCAAGCGAAGCGGCTGCGCCGATTGCACTGCCCCAATCAAAAGCCATTTCACCACCTCACGGAATTTGTCCAGAGCCCGGAAGCCCTGCGTTTTGCGCTACTTCTCGAATGACATCAATCGATGCCGTGTTTGCTGCCGCCAGAGACGCCGCAGCCTGCGCGCTTGAGGCGGCCTGTAACGTCTGATCCTGTACCGCTGCGATGCTGGCCTGTAGCTCGGTGGACGATAGCCCTTTGATGCCGCCGACCTTTTCGGCCAGCGTCCGGAAAAACCGATACCAGACGACATTCATGATTGGGCCGCCGGGATAAAGCGGAGTCTCAGGGCGCGGCAGCCAATCCAGCACGCTAGGCGCGCTTCTGGCCTGCGCCCATGACGCATTCACCACCGCTGCGACCGCGCCACCCTTGGCAGAGTACGTATCGGAGGCCATCAGTTAGGCAGCCCAAACGGGAAGGCTGAAACAGTATGCGTATCCTGAGCCGCGTACACACGGGGGACAATCCGAGAGCACAGACAGCTTGCGTCTGCTTGCGTCGTGATATTCACTTCCGACCCTCCCAATGTCGCGGATATTTTGAAGTCGTCCGTGGTGGACGATACGACATAATACACGGTCCCCGCCGTAACACCGCCCGGTGGCGAGTAGTAGAACACCACCGTTTCATTGTCGGCTAGACCGTGAGCGGGGGCCTTGATCGCATTGGTCGCGGTATCCGCCACAAACTCGAAAGGGCTTCCGCCAGTCGGGCCGATGTAACGCAGCGTCGAGCCCTGCCAACAGCTGGCCCAAAGCACCGAGCAGGCCGGCACATCGAACACGACAGCAGCGGACAGCGCGCGAGCCTCTCCGGCCAGTGATAGCCCATAGCCGCATGTCTTGGCTGCGTAAGCGGGAGATCCGCCCGTGACCTCGTTTGCTCCTGTCGTGCCGGGGTAGCCGGTATGAAGTTTCATCGTGTCCGGTGCAATCGAGTTAAGCATGGTTTTGATGCTGTCGGGGGTGAAACTCATTGGCCTGTTGGCTCCGCTTGGATGTTGACGCCTAGAAGACGTGTGCGTACCGGGTCGGACCCGGACAGGCGGAAGACACGACGGCGAGACATGCCCAAGCGTCTGGCAATGGCTCGGTTTTTGTACTCGCCAATCTTTCCTAGCTTCATGTCCCTAAACCCGGTGAAGTTTCGCCCCTGATCGTCTGACCAAGACAGCTCGGCCTTCGGGTCGGCTCCTACCGTTGGCGCGCCATCCAGACCGACGCCCATCTCGGCTTTTAGGGTCACTTTGTGATATTTGATGCGCTCATCGTCTTCACCTTCAAGAACAAAGAACGTCCGTTCCCAATACCGGGGGTTCCCGTCGTGCGTGTAGACGCTAGAACTGATCTGGAAAATCTGCCCTGTCTCGTAATCGCCGAAATAGTGATTCCCGTTCAGGAAAAAGTACGCATTGAACCGCATCTGCTCAAGATCGCCGGTCGTCGGGTTTGTGTAGCCCCACCGCGCCCATCGTTGGCTTGAAACGTCATAGGCCCATGTCGCTTTTCCTGGAATGGTCAGCATGTAGTACGTATGCCCCTCGTACTGGAAACACGTTCCCCACGACTGAGACATTGCCGTATAACCGTACTCCTCGAAAGCGACCTCTAGTGCGTAATCTGAGATTCCGGCCGGCGAGTACCCCTGAGCCCGGTACACCCGCGCACCACCAGAATCATTCTGACCCACCCAAAACACTGTGTTATCTGACTTCGCGGGCGAATACTTGGCTAGTACGCCATATTCTGCCGTTGCGGTACGTGTCACCACCGTATCAAGATCGCCGTTGGATTGCGCCCATTCTGTCGAAAGCTCTCCGAATAGCAGCAATTCGTTATGATCGCCGAGGACTGAAACGGTCTTGTCCGGGGATGCCTCCGCGCTGTTGAAACTGAGCGCGTCCAATGCCGTCCCGTTGCTGACCTCAGTCCATCCGTATGTTCCATTGGCGTTCGGGAAGAAGAATCGCGATGCAAAATACGTAAGCTGCGCAGTCGTCGGCGCATCCACGACCGCCGCATAGGCCAGCGAGTTGACCGTCACCACATTCCAGCCCGCAGAATGCGCCACGACGACTTGCGTATCGTTGTATCCCAGCTGCACCCGCCCTGTCCCTGCCACGGCGCCCACAAGCGTTAGGGCCCCATTGGTAGCGACGCGGTAGAGCTGCGCCCCTGAGACTACCCAAGCGTAGCCGGCGGCCGTCAGTGCGCCACGGATAGGGCCTGTCCCGACCGTTAGCCATTGCGTGTATCCGAACGGGTCGAAAAAAAATCCCTGCTCCGGCAAACCACCCGGCACCTGCTCAAACGACAGGTTGACGCACGTCAAGCACGCCGCGGCCAGCGAGCGGGACTTGTAAGCAGGGAGGAGGAAATTGGTTTTCATCCGGTGCGGATATCGTACCAATAGCCGCCAGCCGCGTTGGGCAGCTCTGAAAAGTCAGTGTGCCCGGCCACAAAATAGCGGTGTTGCAAAGCCTGCCACGAATCGGCCGCAGCTTCCAGAGCTTCAGGACCGAGTGACACGCCGAACTCCGGCGCCATGCGTTTGGCGAGTTGGTACGCGACAGCCTCCTTGTCCGATAGCGGTAGGTTGACCTCCGTTGTCAGTGCTTCGATAGTGTAATCGGGGAGATTGATGTTCTTCCCTCGCCACTCCGCTAGTAACGAATTGAGGACGCTTAGCGCATCATCAAACTCGTTAGCGTCCCCAGCCTCGCCGGACGCAATGACGCCGAGGATTCGGAACATTCGCTTGATTACGTCTTGAGCTTGCATCCGACCTCCTAAAAGGGAGGCGAGGCCGGAACCTCACCTCCCTTGCGATCAGCCCATGAGCAAACAGGCCAGCTCGGGGTAAAGCGCCTTGACCCCATAGAGCGCGTCAATACGGATCACGTCGGTGTCGCTATCAATGTCGTAATCCTTCACGACGCGGAAGCTGTAGCCGTTGTGAGACTCGCGCGCCTTGAACGCGGCACCGTCTGGCAGTTCCAGCGGGCACATTACCAGCCCGAAAGCGTTTTTATGGAAGGCCATATTTGCAACGAAGTTAGACGAGACACGGGTGATCGCGGCATTATCGGCCGGAGCCGCGCTGACGGTCTGGAACGGGCCACTCGTGATGATCGCCGGAGAAATGGTAATCGTCGCCTGCCCGGAACCGTTTGCCGTTGCATCCGCTTGAACCACAAATTCCTGCAAAGTCGTCAGCGTTTCACGACTGACCGGGTTCACCGCAAACACGTTAGCGATGGTGAAGCGGTCGCCTTCAAGGCAAGTCCCGGTCGTGGTCGTGAGACCGTCGATTGCAAGCGTTTGCGACGTTGACCCGTATGTGTGGGCAGAGGCGGCATAGGTCACGGACTGCGCAGCGCCGTTGACAAGCGGGGTTGTGCCCCACGTGCCCACGGTATGGCGCCGGATATTCTGATCCATGTACGTATCCATATTCGCAATCGGCCCCATGGAGCGGCCTCGAATAGCTCCCTTCACCAAATCGGGATTATACAAGCTCTTCAGCATGTCGGAGACGTTGAACGACGCCTCCGGGTTCAAAACAAGTCTGCGCTCTTCACCCTGACATGCTGCGTTATCTAGGCGGACTGACGGGGCGCCAAGGTTTGCGAACGTGGTCGGGGTCGTGCCAGCAGTCCCCACGTAATGGGAAACGCGTTTGTAAAGCGCGGTCAGGTCGGCGTCGATCTGATTCGCAAGCGCGATAGCGGCGGGCTTGATATAGCGGTCGCTGTACTCTTCGATTGTCAACGTCAAGTCCTGAGTGCTGAATCCCCAGGACACATGCTTACGCTTATCGATAATGAATGGCGTGTTCGCTTCCTGCACGTCCTGATTGACTCGGGTCGCGCCATCCGATGCCACAAACTTGACCGGCTTGCGGATACTGACCGTAGCCCCGGTTTTCACAAACTCGCGCTTGTACTCGCGATGAACAAGCTTGCCCATCACGATATTGTTTTCGACTTGCATCAGCGCTTCTTTCGCGATGATGCTTGGGGTAATGAGGGTATTAGCCATGACTTATTTTCCTTTCATTCTGGCCGCGCGGTACTCTTCATACGACATCGCGGCGAGCTGTTTACCTGAGTTTGACCCGCCCGCCAGTGTCGGCGTTGGCGGTGGCGCACTAGTGACGGGTTTTGCTTTGGCAAGATTTGCTTCTATGCGGCCCAACTGGACAGCGGCGATATGCGGCGGCAGGCGGGACAACTGGTCCGCTTCGTGCAAATGGGTCGCGAGGTAATTAACCAATGCCGGGCCTTTTTCAGACGTGGCGAGAATTTCGTTAATAACCGGGTTGAAACTGACCGCACTCGTCAACTGCTCCACGCGCTCGTAGTATTCTGGGTTTTCCAAGGCATACGCCTGTTCCCTTGACTCGAACTGTGAAAACACCTGCTCTTGGTACTGCCGCGCGTGCTGCTGCTGTATGCGCTGTTCCGCGATCTGAATCGCTTCATTGCGCAACTGGTCACGGAATGCGCTTCCCCACTCGGCGAAGTCATACCCGTGCTCATCAGGGGTCGTTACGTGGTCGCTTGGCTTCTGCGCGGGCTGCTGTACTTGGCGTTGAGATGCCTCGTATTGCTGCTGATAAAAATCTGCGCGCCGTTCCGCTTCGCGTCTTGCCTTGGTAATCTCGTTCAGTCGCAACTGGAGCCGGCCCTTTTCTTCTTTGGCCTTTTCCGGGGTTTCGACCTCGGTATCAGGTGCCGGTTCCTGATTCTGTTCGGGCTGAGCGGCAGGTAGTGCCTGCTCTTCAGCCGGCGCGGCGGGTGCGCCCGTCAGGGCGGTGTCAATATCAGGCATCTTATAGCATCCTTTTGGATGAATGGAACCCGGGGGGCCGCCCGGTACGGTCATAGGCAAAACAAAATGGCTGTGATGGCGTCCCTTTCGTCCCTGTCCTTCATTAGCCCAAGCACATAGCGGTCGAACTCGGCCTCAGCCTCCGCGATAAGCATGGAAACTGCTCGGTCCGCAACCTCCCCGACCTCCGGGCCGACCTCCGGCAAAGGGGCAAAGGTGAACTGACGCAGCAAGGCCGACAGGCGGTCGCGGACTTCGTCGCGGTCCTCAAAGGGAATTTCGGGGATGGCCTCCTCTAATTTCCTTCGCGCCTCGGATTCCAGCTGCTCCCTGCGTTTCCGCTCGGCATTCTGGCGATTCCTCCATACCGCAAACGGCGGGCTCTCTACAGCAGGCGCTACCGGCTCGGCGCCGCCTGCCAAGAGTCCAGCAGCGAGCCAGATAACGATCATGCGGTGAACGTAATCAGCTGGGTGTTGCTCGCCACGTCAGGCACGGAAACCGCAGCCGTCGGGATGATCGTGGCCTCCGTTGTCGTCAGGACACGTACGGTCACATCTCCTAGCGCTGCAGCATCGGCAATGCCCGGCAGGTAGCCAATGCCGATCAGGACCGTCGTCCCGTCGTCTTCAGTCGTCCCCGCCATTGAAAGCGATCCGCTCGGCTCGCCCGTTTCGGAGTCGCGCGTCACCATGAAAATATCGGCCACCTTTGTCATTTGGTCCACCCTTATGCGTAGAAGAGGTCGCCCACGACCGCATTTAGCGTCGTGGCCGTTGCGTCCGTATCTGCGGCGCCAGTTACGATTGATCTACCAATCCCCGTCGTAAAGCCAATTCCACCCGGGAGGTGCACTTCTGACTTTCCGCCCGGGGGGATCGCAATGGTTTTCACCACGCCAGCCCCCGCAGTGACAGCGCCTGCCGTATTGTGCAGCTTCACGTACTGCCATACCGCCGTGGTATTGCCCAAGTCCCAGCCAAGCAAACGCCCGGCCGAGCCCTTCACGGTCGCCGTGTTGGTGGTCGCCGCAGAGACAATATGATTAATGGTCGCAGCGCCCGTTGCGTTCGCCCGGTACTGGATGCCAACGTCACCGGCCAAAACTGTTGCCGCCGCTAGGGTTGCCGTTACGGAGCCGCTGACAGGTTGAGTCCCGCTTGGCTGCACCACGACCGCAGTCGGCGAACCGATGGAGATGGCCCGGAATCGAACATTAAGGGTTCCGCTTGTATATGCGGTGGAGCGAACGCTTACAAACTGCGCTGCGCCGCAGTAAACGTGCCAAACCGTCGTGCCATTCGATGTGAGGACGCCTGTTGCAGTGAGTGGTGATGCTGTCCCAGAGCGGACAGCGGTCGCAAGATCCCAGACCGTCCCATCATTGCTAATCTCAAACGTCAAGTTGACGCCTGCATGCGTTCCGTCAAGCTGGATCGCCACCGCGTTACCTGTCGAAACCGTCGCCGTGACCCGCTGCGCGTTGGCGGTAACGGCCCCGGCCGTCGCGACTTCTTCGTTTTTGACCGGAATCGATGACTGATTGGATGCGATAACAACTGGCGAACTTGCCGCCATTGCCGCCTGACCGATGTTGGCCAGCTTGCCGTCTATGCTTGCGAGGGTGTCGTTCGCAGTCTCTTGGTTGACGGCCAAGGCGGGCGCAATCTCGATTCCAGCCGGATCGACCATCATCACGGCACCGACAAAACCGGAAGCTGTTGAACGCCCGGCTAGAGTGTCCGTTCCGGCGCCGACGTTGGCTTTCGCGGTTAGGGTATCAAGCGCCATCGTTCATCTCCGGAATCTCTACGGACTCGGCGCCGATGATCGTGCCAGCGTCGTCCCGAATCAGGGTGATCTGTTTTCGGGAGGGCTCCGGCTCGGCTTGTCGTGCAGCAAATCCCGTCATGGCCTCTGTGACCATCTGGACTGCCTGAGCCGCTCGCATCTCAGCTTCGGCAATCACCGACATGACCTGCTCGGCCTGCACTGCACTCTTTTCGCCCTCTTGCGCCTGCATCATCTTGGCCTCAGCCTCAAGCACGGACGTTTTCAACTCGGCATTCGCCAACTTAACGCCTGCCTCGAACTCTCGCTTAGCGGCATCCAACTCACGTTTTGATGCGTCTGTCTTCGCGGCCTCCTGCTGCAACTCCATCGCGGCCTGTTGAACCTGCTCCATCGCAGCCTGCGCCTGCTGGCCCATCTGCTCGACTTGCTGCATAGCCTGCATGACCTCAGGCGGCATCTCTTTGCCCTTCTGGAGCATCTGCTGGACAGGCGGCGGTAGCAACATCTTGAGCCGTTCCGCAGCCTCGTCCGCCTTCGGGAAGTCCATCGCGCCGACGATAAGGTCAGGCACGGCTTGAGCAACCAGCGGATTACCCTGCCCAAGCTGCACAAGCGCATCGATAAACTCCATGCGCTGCGTGTCGTAGCTCGGCCCAGTGGACACCGTGATATCGTACTTGCCGGCCCCCAAGTCATTAACCGTCTTTTTAATCCCGGTTCGCGGGTCTGTGACTTCATCGTAAAGCCTCACCCAATCCTCGGCGCCATCCTTGCCGATGACCCTCATGACGCGCGCCGTGTCGTACACCTTTGGGAGCGCGGGAAGAATAATCTCGCCAGTCTGCTGAATCGCCTTGCCCTGCGTGTCCTGATAATCGAACGTCGCCGTATCGCCTTCAGCTTGACGGGCCATGATCGCCCGCCCGCTAATTTCGTTGCTGCGGGCACCGACTGACGCATCGAAAATACCATCCGACGCCTTCAGCATGTCAATCGCCATCTGCGCCATGTTTGTAAACGCGGCGGGCATGTCGGGAGGAGGAAGGCGAATCGGGCTCGCGTTCGGGGCAGAAGGGTCCGGAGTATAGGTCAGGTATGGAGCGTCGATAGCATTCGACCTGTCCCACAGCGCTTTCACGCCGTCGCCCTCTAGCATCTTGGGGGTCAGTAGGTATGGGCTCTTTGGCTGCTTACTCGCAATCTCTTGCGCCGTCGTCAAGTTGTAGTTGACCAGCTTTTGCGGATCGCGGCTGAAGCGCACCATCCCGCAATACGTCCAACGGCCGTCTATCTTGAAGCGGTTGGCGTACATAACCACGATAGGAATGCGGTCAAAAACGCTCTCATGCGGGCCGTCAACCTCCTCAACCCCGGACACTATCGACATGACTACCTTGTGCCCCTTGCACGGTCGGCGCTTTTCTTCAGTGTGCCCCTGAGCCAACAACTGATCAAAACCACCCTCCGGCAAGTCCTCAAGCACGACCGTCTTGCCATTCGACATACGCACAAGCGTTTTCGTCACCTCAATTTTGCGCCAATACTCGGCAATCCTTAAATCGTCTTCGCCAAACCATGAGCCGTAGTCCTTAGCGGACTCGAAACTAACCTCTTGCGCTTTCGGATACCGACGCCTGAACTCATCGCGGCTTATCGTCTCCTCCAAGAACCCGAAACTCCCGGCCGGATCAAGCCAGACAGACGTGAGCGCGTCGTCTATCGGCCGAATGCGTAAATCTAGATCCCAACTGTCGTCAGAACTGTATTCAGTTACCACGCGCCAAGCCCCAAACCCACAGGCCGCCAGAAGCTCAAACCCTTGGTCATAGGCAATGTCCGCGTTCGACTGACTTTCGATGTTCTTGATAATCCCGGCCCGCAACTCGGCACCATCCGCGTCCGAGTCCTCCACTGCGCGGACCTTGATCGATGGGCGGGCCCTTTTCTGATCATTGCACACCTGTCGCCAATGGCTCCTGAGAATCGGGAACTCATAGCACGGGCGCCCTCTTCGAGCCTTGCGCTGCTTTTCGTCCCACGTCTCGCCGGGGACTGTCACAAAGCGCAGGTCCTCGATAGCAAGTTCGCGCTCCTCCCGCTCCGCATCGGTCAGCAGGTCGTATCGCTCGCGCATTTCCTTCATCACGTCCGACGAGTTGTCCTGAACTGTTTCCCTCTTCTTTTTCATGCGTATTCCGATTGGAAGCTGTCTGCGCTGATCTTGACGCCCTTTCCGGGGTTGAAGTCCGACCTATCCACCGCGATCAGGCCAAAGGCATCAGCGCCATGGCTTGACCAGTCGTGGTTAGGGCCGAGACCGATATTGCGATCTGCGTCTCTTTTCTCATGATACCAGCCTAGCGCGTCTCTGCCCGCTTCCGTCTTGACCTCATCGAACCAGAACGACGGGAACAGCCTGCGGGCCTCCTCTACACGCCGCATCGCAGCGCCGGCACCCATGTTCGGAATGACCCGAACATCGAAACCAGCGGCCCTTAGCGCGCTCTCATAGCTGACGGCATACACTTTGTCATTAGCCGCGCCGTCGTGGGGGAGGACACAGAGCGCCTGAGCATAGCCATGCTTGCGGAGCCACTCGACATGAGTTGCAAGCGGCTGGCCGACAGCCTCGTAATAGTCCAGCGCCCGAACCTCTAGGCCCACATACTGGACGATCCAGATAGCGCAGGCGTCAGCCTTTGCCCCAGTGCCACCGATATCCCAAATGGCGCGATAGGTCATCAGTGGGTCAGCAGAGACGCGACCAATGCGCCCCTGAGCCTTGGCTTCCGCTAGCTGCTTAGCGTAGTAAGCGCCTGAGCTAACAGTCACATAGCCGCCCTCCCACACATGGTCGTACTGGTCCGGCTCCATTCTCAGGCAGTCCTGCCGCTCCTGCTCAAGCTCGGCAGTGAACCATGGATTGTCACGCCAATTGGCCCTGACCACGACCGCTCCGGTCGGGAGCAATGCGCCACGCAGCATTGCATCGACAGGATCGGACTTGCGGCGGGCATTCCAGCTAAACCACAATTCGGATCCCGACGCACGGATCGTCGGGCGTAATAGCTGAAGGCTCCCAAACGATAACGTCTGCGCTTCCTCTACCCATGCCCGCCTGAATCCCTCCAAGGACTTGATCGACTCGGCAGTGTGATCCTGCATGCCCTGAAACGCGATCAGCCCGTCACCGGGCGTCTGGATGACCTCATTGAACACTTTGAAGCCGTCCTTCTCGCCGAGCCCTAGCTTCTGAAGCTTGGCTTCGATCAGGCGCTTGCTGGACTGTTTGAGGGACTTCTGCACCTCGCGGATACAAACCGACAGCATGCCCGGTTCGCAGGTGTGGTTATCGATCAGGCTCTCAGCGAAGAAGTGGGATTTTCCGGAGCCTCGGCCGCCCCATGCGCCCTTGTAACGAGCGGGGGCAAGCAAGGGCTCGAACACCTCAGCCGTCGGGATTTGAAGGACGGACAATGATGCGTTCCACTCGGGAAAGGGTTTCGACCGGGCCACCATTGGCGCCGGTCACTTCTTGCTGAACCTTGTCGCCGTACTTCTTGGGCTTGAGCTTGGCCGCCACCCACTTGCGGGCGTCAACCCTCAGACGGTTGCGGGCAACGGCCGTGGAGTCGAACACAACCTCTAGCATGCCCTCATCGTCAGGCTTGGCGCTGGGGTGCTTATTGGCGCGGACCATCGTGCATTCCTCATCAGCGATGGCGACGATCTCATCGGCCAGCGTGTCTGCCTGAACTTCCCTCGCGCGCGCGTACTGTTCAGCAAACTCCGGGTGGGTAGCAGCCCATAGGCATACAGTAGCCGCAGCGGGCATGCCGTCGCCGCTTTTGGCAATGTCGCGCAAGCTCTTGCCCTCCCCTAGCATCTCGCACACTAGGTCGGCCATTGCTTGGCTATAGGCGACGCGCTGGCCGCTCACAGCCATTGTGAGATGACCTCTCTCTCAGACTTCAGGATCTCGCCGTTGGCTAGGGTGACGGTGTTGATCAGCCAGCCATGGCCGGTTCCGGCACCGCTGGGGGTAGCTATCAGCACAGAATCGACGTTGCCCGACAAGGCTTGGCCGGACAGGGTTAGACCGTCGGACTCCCATGCGGAGCTAACCACAGCCGTCCCGCGCTGCTCACACTCAGCCGTCCAGTCGGATTGCACGATCTGGCGTTCGCCGGGGAGCACGTAGAGAGTTTTGAGCTGCATCATTGGTTGTACGACCGATCCTGCAAGGGCACGAAATACTGCGGACCACCACGCGTCATCGATGCGAACAAACCTCTAGCGGCATCACCCGTATAGCCGCCTTGACTGTGCATTCCGCGAGCGCCGCCCATTTGGGACGCCAGCCCGCTAAGCCCTGCCATGCCCCCCATCGTGGGGCCTTGCCTGTTTTGCTGTACTGGGCCGCCAGTATAGCCGGTTGTTGCCTGAGGGTCGTCCGGGACAATCTGCGAAGGGTTGAGGCGCTGCGTCGGATTGAGTTGGAACTGTCCCGGCTGCGTGTAGGGTATCTGCGTGGCCGGCGTCAACTCGGCCAATCTCGTGCCGAGCGGACCAAGCCCGCGATTTTGATGGTTGAAGTACAGGCGAGCACCAAGCCCTAACAGCGGGTTGATTGCGCCAAGGCCGCTTTGGATGCCGCCCTGCCGAGCCCCCTGCCCGCTCCAATAGTCCCGGTGGGAGTCGTATGCGCGGTTGCCCAAGAACGCCCTATCGACGCCCTCAAGAAAGAATCGCGCGAATCCACCGCGTTGACCGTTTCGGTTTGCCATTACTGCGGGCCTCTGTAGGTTTGCATTACGGCTCAATCGGCTCAGGGGCGGCAGGCTTACACCCCTCGCCCCGCCATGTGGTCTTGGTGTCCAGCTGGTCAGTCTTGGCCTCGTGCACGATCTGCCGGCATGTGCCGTCCCTTGCGATCACCAGCAGCCACGAGCCGTTTAGCTCGCGGCCTGTAGCGCAGCCGGTCAGGGCTAGCGCTAAGGCGATGACTAGGGCGCTGCGGATCACGCCCCGCGCTTCCGAGCCTTGTCCTGCAACCACCGACGGGCAGCCAGCAGGGCTTGCGTCGTGCCAAACGTCACAAGAGACACGCCTACCGCGTTATTTCCTGCCAGCTCCTGCGCGGTCACGATGATGGCCCGAGTGACCTCAGGCGAACTTAGAGCGGCGAGGCCAAGCCCAGCAGTGGCAGTGCCGACCCACGTGCTAATGCGCTTAATTGGAGGTGGCCCGCCGCCAATGATGATCGGGGTACTCATGGTTTCTTGTCCTCTTTCGGTTTCAGGTTTTCCGGCCGAAGCTCGGGGTATCGCTGCCACAGCATAGCTTGATAGTCAGCAGTCCGCTGCTGTTCCCGTTTCAGGTCCCTTGCATCGGCCGAAAGGCGGTCTAGCAGCGTCCAACCTCCGATCAGCAGCCCAACAAACAGCCCAATCAGCATGTAATTCGCCTTCTCGACCCGGTGAACCGCTCGCTCCCCTGAGTCGGGGGGCTGCATCACGATTTGGTGAACCCCGCCGGGCATTGGGGATTCTTGTGCCTGTCGGATTGCCTCGGCTGCGATCAGCAACCTAGCCGAAACATCCGCGTTGCGCTGGATTGCGTCTAGCACAGTCTCCAAGCCGGCCGCCATCAGTCGCGCCTCACGGGGTTGATATGGGTTTGCTGCGCCAGCTCCCGCAAGAACTCGCCTATATGCTCGGAGTGGGCGATCAGCCGCTCTACCTCCCTCTCAAGCGGCTTGATTGCCGATGCCACGGCCTCTTTGACCGTATGGGGGGTTGCGTAGGTTGACCTAACTTCGCCCTTGAACTGGTCAAACTCCCTCAAAAGCGACAAATGCCCTTTCAGAAGCCATGCCGCAATCATAATCGAGACCGCAGCCGCCCCGCCTATGACTCCCGTCACTGCCCAATACACAAGCTCGTCGGCGCTCATCGGCTCGCCCCATACGCCAGCGCCGTGACCACGGCCGCGATGAACGTCGCAGCGATCAGCCATGGACCTACAACGCACCACTTGCGCCAAATCTCGTTCATCCGGTCTTCGGAATCAAAATACGCCCGCAACTCTTCTCTGAGTTTTTCCAGCTCTTTCGTCTCGCTCTGATTCAAATCTACGACTTTCGATTTCGCATTGAGAAGCTGAAAACGCTTAATCCGCTCCTCGGGCCTACGAGAGCGAAACGGCCTGAATGCGACAGGCGCGCTAAGCGCATCCCCCGCTACGCGCGGGCCGCAGTTGAAGTCGTCGTTGTCGGTCATGGGTACTTGGCCCGTGATAGCTGGAAATGCGGGCCATCCCGAAGCGTTTTCCAGTCTCCGCCCCATTCCAGCGGGATTTTCAGATCTTCGGCTGCGGCCTTCATCGCCTCTGCGAGTTTGCCGTATAGCGGCCAGTCCCAGCGGACTTGTCCACCCACCAGCGCCGCGAGGTCTACAGCGTGCCCAGTGATGTGGCGGGAATTCATGGTCTGCGATGCGCCGGCCTCGAATAGCTGTTTCTGGCGGGCCTTCGTCCTGAGCCCTTCCGTCACAACGAAGTCAACGGGGGTCAGCTCAATGGCGCGTTCCACAACCCGCACAAGGTCCGGATGCACGCCCTGCAACCGCTTCTTTGATCTTTCGGACAGCGTGAATGGCATGCAGGCCCCCTTGGCGGTTGCGCCATTGAATCACTGATCGCTGGCGGGGTCAACCTTCCGGGCAGCGGCGGCAATATCCAGACATTGCACCGGGGTTAGCTCTTTCCCCGAAACGGGGATTCCCGTTTCGGCATCATCCGGTCTTCGCGGCTGTTCCTGCCCTACCGCCTTGAACACCTCCGGCAAGTGGTAGCCCATCGGGAAGTCCGGGAAGTTCCGCGCACGGCTGGCGATCATTTCCAAGATAAACATGGGGTCCGATCTGTCGGGCTCGTCTGTCACTTCGACTAGCCGGTATCGTTTTCCAATACTCCCCTGCGGCAATGGGGTGAACGGGATGTAGGCCGGGACTGCGGTTGCTGATTTTACTTCGATGATGGGGAGTTTCATGCGCGGGTGTTCCATGCGGTCAGCACGCCTTTCTTGTCGAAGTCCGTGATTGCCGGGTTCACTGGACAGTCGTCCAAGGCGCTTGAGCATTCGACGGCATAGCTGTCCGGCCATCCTCGGTCGATTCCTGCCTGCCATGGTCCGTGGTTTGGCGCGTGTCCGCAGAAGGGGCAAGTTTTGATTTCGTCGTTCATTTCAGATCCTCGGGGCGCATCTAGGGCAAAAGCTCTTTATAGCATCAGAGCGGTTAGAGCTTAGTGCAGTTCATCCCGTTTCCTGTTGGTGAGACAGCTGAAAGCATCCTACAGCCTTGGCTTAAGGAGTTTCAGCTGGGGCTTTCCTCTCGGAGCCGACATGCTGGCCATCGCCTTATCCGGGTCGCGCCCTGCGATGACTACGGGGCGCCGCACTGTCTCAGACCCTATCCCACGGTATGCGCTTACAACCAGTCTGCCGTCGTTATCCGAGCCCTCTGGAGGGTCCGAACGGCCATAGAAAAACCCCGAGAACGCTTGGAGGGGCGGGCCTTGGCGAGGCAGAATCAAGACGGTCTAGGTCGTCTTTCAACTACACCGCCCCTCCAAATGCACTCGGGGTTCGTGTTTCCTAGACTGTAGAGACCCGATTCGCCAAAATCGGACCCGAACACTCTGACAGAAAAGATGGCCCACGGCAACAGGGGAGGATGCCGTGGGCCGGACCGCCGAGGGGAGCGGCGGGTGAACTTGGCGGTCCCCTCAGGACTTGAACCTGAAACCAATGCCGTCAAAGGGCACTGCTCTACCAATTGAGCTAGAGGACTGTATCTGTGGCCGTCTTTCCGGCCTGTCATCGTGGGTATTTCTTTAACCCGGCGGCGCTTGGGGCCAACGTACGGCGTAACCGCTGCCGTAACGCCCCCTAGCCTTCTCCACCACGATGCCGGCCTGCTTGGTCAGGGATCGAGGATTTGAACCTCGGGCCACTCGCTTCCAAAGCGAGTGCTCTAACCAGACTGAGCTAATCCCTGTTGAATAAGGCCGCCCCGATGCGCTGGGGCGGGTGGTGCAGGGTGGCCGGATGCGATCCCGGCATTGCCGCGTTCCTAAGCACGTCTGCTTCGGCCCCGGCTGGTACTCCCATCGTATCGCCTACGCATTCACCCTAACTTGGAACCCGGTTGCCCGGGGTGGAACAGCAATTATTGACTTTTATTTCAGATTCAATAAAACATCGCCCCGTGTTAGGCCGGGGCCACGCCTTATTGCACAATGCGGGCCGGAACGCCTACGCTTCTCCGGCTATCACCCGATCCGGCCGCCTCACCCTTGCTCCAAAAGGGACGGCCGGCTTAACGTTCTTCCGCATTGTTTGGAACCCCGGGCCGGATTGAATACCGGGACCGATCCTGCGCGGCGCTACCAGCACACGATTTCAGGTCGCGCCCCCGCCCTCGGAACCTCACGTATAGCCGAATCACTCGGCCGCCGGGGTATTGCTCAAACCCGGGCCGGGAGTCGAACCCGACGACCTCGCGGAATCCGCGAACTCTGCCACTGAGTTACCGGGGTATTGCTACGGCCACTAGGGCCGGTTGAACATGGGTGGCCGGATGCGATCCCGGCTTTATGCATGGGGTACCACGTAGACGTTCATCTAGGCTCTTGACGCAGTGGTTGTGCCTGCCTTCGACTTTGCCCCTCACGGCTTAACGGATTCGCCTCCGTTTGCATTCACCCACTTCTGGCGCCGGGAGATTGTGAGCGCCCGCAGGGGCCAACTTCTCACTTTCCGCTGCCGCTTGTGGCGGCCCCGGCATAACTCGAATCTTGGCCGTCTTGGATACCGGGGAGGTCATCCAGCCATTTACTCTTCACGGCTGCGGCCGGCCCGCCTCGGGGAGCCTGTAGGGGCTGCTTATGGCTTAGACCAACTATCCAGCCGCATGCGTGAAGGTGCCGGTTACGGTTCCGGCCGTGCTGCCGTCAGGTGGTTGAAAATGTCCGGTCTGATTTCCTGAAACAGTTGCAGGCGAGCCGGCGGGATCTCGTCTCTGACCTTCCAAGCCCTGACCGCCTGCCGAGAGATATTACACTTCCTCGCGACTGCGGATGCGCCGCCTAGCGCTTTGATGATGTCGGCCGTCTTCGTTTCCATGGGGAGCATCCTAGCATCATTTGTAAACTATGGTTGACCGTTCGTCGGGTAATCCTTGCGTGTCTGACAACGTAGGTTTACATTAGCTCATGGCCAGCGCGGTGCTGGCGAGGAGAGACGAAGATGAGTGACCAACTCGAAGTTCCGCCGTATTTTCATGTCCCTCACGATATAGACGAAGCGGAGCGGGTTATAAAGCAGCGCCTCGCTGACCTGCACCGCGAATACACGGAGCTATGTAGGCCGTACTTCCAAATGCTTACGAAAATCGAAATGATGCGCCCAGCTCGGCCGGTATGGTTTGACCTGAGAACGCTTGACCAATATCAATATGAGAACCTGCGCAAGCTCTGCGATCCCAGCCTAACCGAATCTGACCTGATCGGGGGCGAGTCGTGACCGCCCAAACCGCCCGCGCCCGCCTCAAGCGCCTCCTACACAGCAGCGCCATCCACAAACACATCCACGACGCCAAGCTGTGCAACACGGTTGGGGTCGCCTGCAAGGCTCGCGCATCGTCTGATGACTACCCCTGTAGCTGGCGTGAGGCTAGCGTCAGGTACTTTGACCGGCGGGACTATCATATGGCGATGGCCCGGTCGCTGGCTGGTCACAGGCCCAGAATCTCATTCTGACGGGCGAGTAGCTCGTCGTCACTGCCGAATAGCTCCCGGAACAGCCGGGGCTCTCGCGCGTAGCTAGGCCCCAGCACGTCCCTGCACCGCTCAGCCGACCAGCCGTCCAACGGAACGCCACGGTGAGACCAGCAGTTTAGCCCGATGCTACTGTCGTGCCCCAGGCGTTTCTGCCCGTGCTTGCCGCCTGTCGTCAGATGGTGAATCTCTGCCGGCAGCCAGTCGATCCCAAGGATCTGAGCTACGAGACAGCCCTCCTCGCGGATGCAGTCAAACCGGGCAACCTGCGCCGATGTCGGCTTTCCTGTGCTGCGACCGGTCTTCACTTAGCGCCCCGGGCTGCCTCAGCCGCTCGCATCTGGTCGCACTCTTCCCGCTGCCTCGCTATCAACTCGACCAGTTCCAACTGCATCAGCTTGCCGCCTTTGTCGCCTGCCGCTACCCGGATGTCGAACAGCAGGCTCAGCAGGCCGTAATTCTCGGCCGCCGCTGCCTGCGCTGCGTACTCGCGCATCTGGTCTGCCGTGTACTCATAGATCGTGGGCGCCGCGTAATCTGGCCTTGGTAGCTTTACGGTTTCAGTTTTCATGCTTTTCTCAGTGGACACGGATCATCTGGC